ATCAGAAGCTTCTTGATATGGTTAAGTATTATTATAAGGATAGATTAAAAAGACAACTTGTTAGTACTCCTATTCCCGAATATTGCCGTTCTCAGGCAACTGATGACGAGTATATATGTGGGATTGATGGAGATCCTTATATTAGTGCTGTTAATCGAAAAACATCACCTGGATATGGTTGGTTTCCTAGTAAAGGAAAACCTGGTAAGACTACTTGGTTTGGTATTGAGGAAAAACCATGTATAACATCGCCTGAGGCTAAAATGGTCTTGGGACAAATTGAAGAGCTGGAACAACAGGCTCTTAAGTTAAAACGTGTTGATAATATTTTTATCGACACTCTTAAGGATGAGTTATTACCATTAAATAAATTTTGGAAGACACGAGTCTTTTCTGCTTGTGAAATGAAATATTTGTTAGCAGTAAAGAAGTATTATCAAGGTATAGTAGCTCTTCTTACACGACATCGAATTAGAACAGGAATTGCTGTAGGCATTAATGTCTATAGCGCTGAGTGGGATGTGCTTGTTAAGTATTTAACTGGCTTATCTTCACATGTTGTGGCAGGAGATTTTAAGAATTTTGATTCGTCTTTATTAACTCAAATTCTTCGTGCAGCTTTCTGGATACTGCATGAATTGATAAAAGAACTTTTTCCAGACTGTACGGATGAACATAATCTTATTCGTATAGTACTATCACACGATCTGTTTAATTCATATCACTGTTGTGGCAACATATTATATATGTGGACACACAGTTTACCATCAGGTCATTATTTAACTGCAATAGTAAATAGTTTATACGTAAATCTTGTAATGTACTATTTATTTTGCTCAGTGCTCAAGGTAGTTCATGCTTATGAAGTACATGAATCCTGTGAACAACTCAGGATAATAGCATATGGTGATGACCATATAGTTGCCATTCCAATACATTATTTGGCACTATTTAATCAAAATACTCTTGTAAAACTTTTTGAGAGTATAGGAATGACTTATACAGATGAACAAAAACATGACACGTTATTTTTGTGCCCAGATTCAAGAACAATAAGTGAGGTTACTTTCTTAAAACGATCATTTCGTTTTGAGCGACAACTCGGACGCTTTGTTGCACCGCTAACTTTAGACACTGTGCTCGAGACTCCTTACTGGGTACATAAATCACCTCATGCTGGCGAGATTGTGCAGACAAATGCACAGTGGGCCATACATGAATTAGCTTTGCACGATTTAGAAATATTTGATTTGTGGACAAAACGCATTACAATTGCTTGTGAAAACAAGCTGTTTTGGACACCTGTCTTTTATGGTTCGCGTGTAGAGCATATTAAGAAATTAGAAACAACATTGACAGAATGTGATCTTTTATGACTAGGACAAATACACGGTTTCCAACTAGTCTTAAACTGCTATTTTGTTAAAATCCTGCTCTATTTAGAGTTACCGCCCAAGATGGGATGCAGCAGCCCTGCAAAATCTAGGGCACCCGTGTATATCGCTTTGGACTTAGTCATCCTTGCGATGAATTATCGACTAGCTACAACTACAACACAAAACATAACAGATACTCTGTCCGAACAATCAGGACAGAATATAAATAAAAATATTGAAGGACAAGTTTCTGAAAATACTTTTGAGGAACGTAAAGAGATTTTATCTTTTACTGAAGATTCAAGAGTGTTAACAGATTCTATATCCGTAGCAACAAATTTACCAAGACATTTAATCCAACATGGAGTGGAACCACGAGAACATACTGTGAAGAATTTTCTCATGAGACCAGAGAAAATTGCAACTGCTACTTGGACAACTTCGGCTGTTCGTGGAGCGGTGCTTTTGACTTTACCAATTCCATCATCAATATTGACGACCATGTATAGAGAAAAATTAACTGGATTTGGACTATTGAGAGCTACAGTCGTTTTTAAATTACAATTTAATTCACAACCATTCCAAGCTGGTAGATTGATTTGTACTTATGTTCCTGTTCCAGGATATCTTGGAGACAGGTATATAATGGCAATGAGATCAATACAAAGAATGACTGCACTTCCCAATGTCCTAATAGACATCTCCAAACAGACTGAATGTAATATATCATGCCCGTATGTGAGTTGTTTAACAAATTATGATCTTACTGTTGGAGGAGGTGATTGGGGCGTGCTTAATGTGGTGGTTTATTCACCACTTACATCCGCCTCTACTCAATCCGTCTCCATTACAGTGAGAGCGCACTTAGAAGATGTAGATTTGGGTGCACCAACGCAAAGGGGGCTAGTCTCAGCGGCCGCATTAACTACCGACTGGGGCTTAGTTTCGGGCAGAGTTGCATCTCTTCAAGCCATTGAGCCAACTTTTACAACAACATCTGCAATAAATGGTGTGGAAACACTAGTTATGAAAGAACAAAAGGCTGGACCAATCTCAAGTGTGGGACATTCCATTAGAGCGCCTATTGCTGCCGGACTGGCTACGATAGGAAAGGCCGTGCCACTTATTGGCCGAATTGGAACTATTGCAAATGGATTTGCAATGTCCGCACTTAATGCCTTTGCAGAATTTGGCTTGGGAGAACCCCAAAACTTATCTAAAACCAATCCTATGGTACTTAATTCGTTTAGTTCTTTTGCCTGTACTGATGGGTGTGATAACGGTAGACCAGTGTGTCTACGATATGACAACCATGTTAGTCCACTAAGTGGATTTGCAGGTTCAGATATAGATGAGTTGAGTATCGCTTATTTAGCACAAACACCACAATATGTCGGAAATTTTCAGGTTTCAACGTCAACAACTGTTGGAACTGAATTATTCACAATACCTATGAATTTGAATAAGGACGATCCTGATGTTAGTCTTGTTTATCAGACTGATTCAGTTGGTCCTGTGACAGTAACACAACAACAACCATCTTTACAAAAATATATAGCATCAATGTTTCAATATTGGCGTGGAGACAGTATAATACATTTGGGATTTGTGAAGACAGATGCACATTCAATGCGTGTTAAAGTCGTTTTTGATCCTATGGCTAAACATTCAGCAGATATTTCATACTCTAATTCAGAGTATTGTTGTTTCTGTTGTTTTGGATATTCGTGAGAAGACTGACTTTTATATTCGCATTCCTTATATTTCAACAACACCTTGGAAGCTTGTAGGGCAAACAAATGCCACTTCAGGCAACTTAGAGAATCAATATGGATGTGTTAATGTCTTTTTAGACAATGTAATGCAAGCAGC